ACAGACGAAACCCATAGATTCTTTAGGTTCAGCAACGAGGCATCCTACGAGCAGCTCACGACCGCCGGAAACGAAGCCCGAGGACTACCAGAAGAACAAAGTGACCGGTGGTTGGCACTTTGGGATAAGACTTACTTAGACCCTGAGACCAACAGCGACCGCCTGTATTGTGTTAAGCGCAGTGGCATCCTTGAGTCTGATAACTTTGACCTTGAGGGCATCGAAGAAATTAACCTAGACACGTATCTACAACGACTACGCTGGGAGCCACCGATAGAAGAAGACCTAGAGCTTCTTGATGAACTAGAACTACCTGACTAATGGACCCTGACGCACCCTTAACTGACATTGAGCAATCCCGAGCCGACACTGGCTTCCGGTATTACGTGGTTCAGCCTGATATTTACACCGCTCTCGTAGCTGGCGTGGATCAGTCTCGTGGTTACCCGAACCCGAACACGTTAACTGGGTTGCCTCCTGTAGAAAACCTTGCAGAAGCTACAGATGGCTCCGGCAAACTCATCGCTATTGATTGTTGGCGGTTCACTGAAGCTGACGACCAGATGTTAGAAGGCCCACTTAACGCCGGAACAGTTGAAGAACTTACTGAGCCTACCTTCTTATCAATTAAACCCGCACCTACTGAAATGTAATGTTTCACCACATCACACACCCTATATCTGGTATCACTGCATCTGCGGTAGCGTTTATGTCTACCTTGCCGGAAGATCTGGATATGGGAATCCGATTAATATCAACTTTTCTCGGCTTGGTTATCGCCGTCCTTTCTGCTATAACAGCAATCGAGAAATTTAAAAACCGCAAGAAATGATAAACTACATCTTAGAAAACAAAGATCAGCTCTTTGGAGTTGTTACTGCCGTAATCGCCGCTGCGTCTGCTATCGCTGCCCTTACCCCTACACCGAAGGACGATACCTTTATTGGTAAGGCATATAAGATCGTTGACTGGCTGGCCCTTAATGTGTTCAAGGCTAAGGAAAAATGATTAAGCTGCTCACTGAGCTGGTCAAGGCATACGTAGCTACTCTAAATTGGAAAAGAAGAAAATACATTTATGAGTTGGAAGATGAAATTGACGACCTCGCTGCTGACGGCTCTCCTGCTGCCAAGCTGCGTCTCGAAAGGTTATCTCGACGCTACCGCTTTGAACAGAAGTGCGCTCTACGATCCACCAACAGTGACCTTAATTGAAGGTTTTGAGTATCAGTTTAAGGAAGGCATCTTCGTTGGTAGTGGTCAAAAGTTTCATAGCGACTACAGCTACCGTCGCGCCATCATCATCGCGAAATGAAACCGAGCCAAATACTAGACAAGATTCTAGAATTAATAGCCGCCTACAAAGCGGCTAAGGCTGCTAGGTGTAAGAAGGTTAAGAAGCTTAATAAAGTCGCGATTTGTGTTGGCCACAGCCGTATTGGAGATAGGGGGGCGGTATCTGTCGGGGGCGTTAGTGAGTGGGCTTACAACAAAAAAGTCGCCGATCTTTTACAATACCATTTACGCCACCAAGGAATCCAGTCTGTTGTATTCAATGACTACCCGTCGGAAAGCTACAGCCGTGCGATAGATTGGGTCACACAAAGCGTAGCGAAAGAGAAGTGTGATATAGCGATTGAGCTTCACTTCAACAGCTACTCAAGCTCCGAAGCAGAGGGCTACGAATACCTCTACTACCATACAAGTAATAACGGACGGCGTTTAGCTGACTGCTTCTGTAAGGCACATTCTGAAACCTTTAAAGTGCAGAAGGACAGAGGCGTAAAAGCGATTGAGCCGGATGGTCGAGGGGCTGGGTTCTTGCGAGGCGTCTCGCCACCCGCCGTGATATGTGAGCCTTTCTTCGGGAGTTCCCCGAAGGAATGGGTTCTCTTTGACGCAAAGCACTCACTACTAGCCGACGTATACGCACAAGCGATTGTCGAATACTTTAACAACGCATGAGAAACTACCGAAAAGAATACGACAACTACCAAGGTAAACCGGAACAGAAAAAGAATCGGGCTAGCCGTAATGGCGCACGTCGTAAGATGAAGAAGCTTTTAGGCAAGCGGGTCAAAGGTAAGGACGTTGACCACAAAGACGGAAATCCGAAAAACAACTCGCGTAAAAATTTAAGATTACTCAGTAAATCAAGAAACAGATCTAAGAAGTGAAAACACTAAAGTCAGTCATGATCGCTGGTCAGCGAATCAAGATCCACAGGACTGAGCTAGATGATTGCTACGGACAATACTTACACGAAAAACGAATAATCCAGTTACATAAGAAACTACCAGAAAATCAAATCATACCGACCTTACGTCATGAAATGTTACACGCCGCTTTCCATATCTCAGGTATCTCGTTCTGCGAGAGCTTTCAGGAAGAAGCCTGTATCAGATGCATCGATGAGGTTTTCTTTCCAGCTTACGAACGAATCCTTAAACGCTTAAGATAATGAGTAAAAGAAAAGTTCTCAAGAAAGTTAAACGTAAGAAATCTAAGTCTCGCGTTAACGAAGCAGGAAACTATACGAAGCCTAAGATGCGTAAGCGTATGTTCAGAAGAATTTTAGCAGGAACAAAAGGTGGTAAAGCTGGCCAGTGGTCAGCCCGCAAAGCGCAGCTACTAGCAGCAAGATATAAAAAAGCAGGAGGAGGATACAGAGACTAATGAAAAATTTTAAACCACACATGATGTATGATAAGTCCGGTAAGGGCTATAAAGCGAACACCTACGAACAACATTTAGCTATGAAGAAAAAAGGATACGGACACACAAAGCCATCAACTAAGTCTTCTACTAAGAAGAAGGTTAATAAAATAATTCGTAAACGGGCTACTCCTAAGTCTAGATACTGATGCCAAAACGTAGGTCACAGAGATCTCTCGACAACTGGACACGAGAGAAATGGGGAACCAAATCCGGTAAGCCGTCTTTGGAGACAGGTGAGCGGTATTTGCCGAAGGCTGCGCGTGAAGCTTTGACTGATGAAGAGTATTCGCGCACTAGTCAGAAGAAAAGAGAGGGGATGAAGGCTGGTAAACAATACGTTAAGCAACCTAAAAGTATCGCGGAGAAGACCGCGAAGCATAGAAAAACGGCTAAGATTCTGAAGAATATACGCCGTAGAAAAGGTAAATTTTGAGTCGTTTCATAATCTACAAACCAACGCCTGATGACGTTGCCGAAGCGTTTAAAAGATCTGAAGCTCTAGGTAGTCTCAGAACTTCTTTTACCAACGGTAAGGGTAACATGACGGGCTTTCTTGGTGAGGTAGCATTTGAGAATACTTTCAAGCAGTTCGACTACGTGGGCAATAATTCGTTCACTCACGACTACGAATACAAAGGTCTGACGGTTGACGTTAAGGCTAAGAAATGCACATCGAGGCCGATGCTTAACTACAACGCCTCAGTTGTGAAGACGAAGTTCAGTAAGTTTGAAGCTGACGTATACTTCTTCATGCGGGTCCACGAGAACCTTCGTAAGGTGTGGCTCTGCGGGTGGTCGCCTAAGAAGTCCATTATCCACAAGAAACGGTTCAGTAAGAAGGGCGAGAGGGACGCAGGCGGGTTTCGATTCAAGGCTGATGGCTATAACATCGAAATAAAGAGGACTCGTCGGCCTGATGCGTTCGAGTCACTCCTCATCCGGCGGTAGTATATTATAGTGAATATGGCCCGCCCTTTTAAAGACGGGCCTTATTCCGTTTGGTGCCACGAGGTCTACAAACTCACTTAACGGAGCGTCTACGTAAGCGTCTATGATTGACGGATCTCCTCCGACTTTTTCCATAGCTTCACGTAGTTCTACCCAAAACTCACCGCAGAGTTCCTGTCGCCTGATCTGAAGCTCTTCGTTTGTCATCCTCTGTATAACCTATATCGTAAATCTCACTCAGGTCAATGCTCCACAATTTACCGCCGCCTTGTCCTTGAGAAATAACAGGGCGGATCTTGTTATTGACCCGACTTGCTTCTTCAAGAGTTATCATCCCTCTTCGACAGAACTCTAGATTACGGGAAGAACCTACGTCACGTCCATTGTTCAACTCATGTAACGCCACCTGAAACTCCGTAAGAGTCCCGCTCCATAGGTCCAAGTCAGGATAAACTTCTCGGCAACGCTTGGCGAAGAACTCGACCAACTCTGCTATCGAACTGCGGCTGCTGTTATCATAAGCGGCATCTGCAATAGTAGGCTCGATGTATGACTTAACTCCGAACCGACCAACGTCTTCAACTTCTT